GGGGTTGCTCAAATTAATGAGCACGGCGGTTTCCCACCGTCGCCAAGGAGGAAGACTTCCGTCAGGGTCTTCCTCGTGATCTCCCCAGTCCCAGTATGGGACTGAGGCGAGCTTCTGCCGGTAGCGACTGCCCTCTGATTGCCTGAGAGGAATCGCGTAGGCACCGAGCTCACCATAAAGAAAGCTGATATGCAACCCTTCCGGGTTATACATCAGTTTCCTAACCTCTTTGGGTACGACGATGCACCCATCCTTGACTCTTAGGTACTTAGGAACAGAACGGAATGTCATGCAATGAAGCATGCCATTCGAGTCCCGCTTCAGGTACTTAGGATCAGCAAGGATAAAAGGGACGCGCAGACCGGCCTCGACATTTTCATATCGAGGAACGAAGAGACTTTTTGGATCTCTCCGGATACTCCTAAGAAGAAGGTCAATAGACCGTATCAAAGGAATTCCGGTGTACGCGCTCCAATCATTTAGGAGGTTAATGGTGACAAGGATATCTTGAAGTGAACTCAGTTTCTTAACGAACACTGGGCGCACAGGCTGACCGTAAAACCAGTCAGCCCCACAAGATTCCCTGAACGGACCTTCGTTGAAGGTCTTCGCACTGTTTGGCGTAAAGCCGAGCATACGAAGAAGACGGATCACATAGCGAAAGCTTTCGCTTACCACGATGAGATCATCTCCAAAGCATGCCCACTCTACGTCGAATTTCGTGCTTCGGTCAGATCCAGATATTTTTTCCTGGATCCCCGATACACGATATGCAGCGCGGATTAGACAGCTAAAGATGATGGTCTGAAGAGGGAACGTAAAACCATTCCCCATCGTACTGATCATCTCCAAGCTCACCTGGCCGCGATCCAGCTCAGTAACAGGAGAACGCAGTAGCATCAACATGTCAAAAAACCATGTTGGTAAACAGCTACGGCATAGCTCGAGTGAGATCGAATCGGAGGCACTAGACAGATCGATCGTTGCGAAACGACCAGTCATAGAGCCAAGGCGTGCAAGCCGACGATTCTCGATCGGTTGTCTTGATAAATCTATCGCGAGATAGGTTTTCAAGCGCCTCTCGAGAATTGTGCCGAGTCCAAGCTGGAAAAACATATTCAAGCTTGGTTCGACACAAATCATTCGGCTACAGTCAGACGTTTTCGGAGCGAAGCTAACTTTGCTACCGAGGACTACCTGGGGATGACCATAGTTCGATATGCAATTAGCGACTGCAGTATCGAATTCTGGAAACCATTCAAAGTAGTCTCTATACAATTTGTATAGAACCGCTGATGTCGTCGTGAGACGAGAAGAGAAGAGCTTCGCATAAAGCGAAAACCCTCTGGCTCCAATCGCCGCACCAGGACCCACGCGCGCAGCCTCTATGATATCATAGTAGCTTTGAACGAGAGTCTTGCCACCTGGGTGGAAGAAGTCATCGAGTTCTCTTTTGAACTCACAAAAAAGAACTTCGTCAACCCATTCACGATCAGGTAGAACCCAGTTCTTGCAAGTTTTATTGCTAGCAAGAAACTTCTCCTTTGCAGCCGCATCAGCAGATCTGGTGTCGCTCGGTCTCAATTTCTTGATGATCGAGCTAGCCAAATAAGAAGATGCAAACTGCTTATAAGAAGCATCTGGTGGAATATTCCCGAGGCCTACTGGGCCGAAGGGGATATATTCGTTAACATCAGCGACAACGGCGTGATAAAGAGCAACGGGTAAGCCCGATTGATCTACTTTCACAATGTTCCGCCCTCGTCAGTTAGAGATTTTCGTAACTATCGGCCACAGCCTCTTTCGAGATTGTGAAGTCGATAGACGAGACATCTCATTGATCCAGAAGCACCAACTAGTTGGGTTCCGGCACCATCCATCAAGCCAGAAGCGTAACGCTTTCTTAAAGAAAGCGTCGCGGCGGTATGATAATGGACTGACGAAGACATCCTTAGCAACGAAGTTAGGCTGATCAGCCTCGACATCAGTGAGGATACCGACAACAACTTCCGAAAAGGACTGGCCATCAATCTTTCGAGAGATAGCACAGCCAATTCCGGAGTTGCAAGCCGACATCCATGATGCCGTAAGATCTTCGAAACCAAGGAGGCTAGGGGGGATCAACCTCCAGCCAGCGCGGAAAAGATAGTGGAGACTACGCTTAGGATACTCTCGGCTTTCGCACCCAAAAGGTGAGAATTCTGAAGTACCAGTATAGTCCCCATGATCGCGGCAGTGTGGTTCTTCAACCACTCTTTCAAGTTTGACATTAGTTGTCATCACAGACTCCAATGGAGACCTGTAAGGCCTCAAGTGTTAAACAAGAACCCCTGGGTTAGGTCAAATAAGACCAGTAACACAGGTGTCACCAAAGCTCGAAGAGATCTGAGCGATCGCTCCGAACAGAAGTGACAGGGCCGCCCGTACATTAGCGGTATCAGCGAGTTCGGCACCCGCGGGCACATCAACAGACAGGATCGCATTAAGCGGTACAGCTGTTTGACCTGCCAGAGGAGTGACTCCCTTACTGACACCGAGTTTGTACGTATTCCGCGGGACATTGCGAAGAACTCCGGTCACTGGATCAACGACCCCCAGCCTCTTCAGCTGAGCAGGACGCGAACCCCAGATCACGAAGGGCCGAGCCGGACTCGAAGAACTGTCGACACCAGTCTGTGTGCCGCCAATAGCGGACACAGCATACTGTTTGCCGTTAGTACCATTCGGGAACGTATCGGCGACCAACGTATACGTCGGAGACGTAAGGTTGGTCTGGGCTGCACCCGTGACGGGTGAGGAGATGGTCAAGGACAAGGTTAATACCTCGTAAAGGACTACGTTAAATCTACCTTGTAAATTTCTTTATAAGGTAGTTCTGGAGCGGTAGGGCACGGGTTGCAAACAAAGCCGCCATGTTCTCCCAAGGCCTAGTTGATACCGGTATGCTAAAAGCAAACTTAGGTACCAGCTGAGCAGGAGAAACAGAGAGGCGATGAATCAACCTAGCTGTACCCCACGCAGTGTAACCACCGCGTACTCCCTCCAATACCCAGGTTGGACCAGGACGCCGCAGATACATATCTGCTTTGTCAAGATCCACACTGTAGTCGACTCTAGTCTCATCAAGTGTTGTTTTACAACACCATCTGAGGTTATTGCCGACAAGGGAGTAAGCACGGATTATGTCACCAACATTGGTGAAATAATCAACGAGAAAGGAATAAGGAAGAAGATCCCATACTGTGGGAAGTGCGTGCGGAAGGTCCAATTGCAAAACTTGAGCAATCGGAGCCCTCCCAGCGCTATCTACCTCATTCCTAGTCATACCTTTATACCTTACAGAATACCTTGATCGACTTAAGGCATTCGTAACATAAGATATATGACCGCCACCCGGAAAGGTAGACCGCCGAAAGGCGGAAGAACTACCTAAATAAGTGTCCGAGGCCGAAGCATGAACTGGAACAAAAGTGTAGTGACTATTACTAGTCAATCCACTAATTGCATCAGCAACATCTAAAGCCAACGGACGCCATCCGAAGCGGTACTCAAGGTAGGACTCACCTATCACTTTATGAAGCTCTTTATACCCTCGGACCCTCAAAGACCGTTTCTTTACGGTATCGAGAAATTCGAGAGTAAATCGCCTCATAGAGCGCATAGGATGTTCTAAGGCTTGGAGAGTCTGTTTAAGCTCTCCTAGATCCTGACCAGTCTCGACTGAGGAACGAACCTCATCGATTTTCTGGACAAATCGAGCCTTCGCGGTGTTATCGACTCTTGTCATAAAGTCACTAGGCGCTGTATTGGCCACAGGAAGCAAAGTTTGACACTCTGCATCCAAATGTCCATAGACAGACTGCTCGATCAGATTAGGACCGCTAGGTGTCGGCTTAGAATTTCTCCAAGTCGAACTCCAAATGGACCAATCGCTCCCGCCGTCGCGCTTCACACCTGTAAAGGTGGTAGTAGCGTCTTCGACATGCCGAATAGCGTTTTTCCAGTATGGATTAGTGAAGCCTGACGCTGAACATATAACCGGTAAATTAATCACCGAGCTATATATACCGCGGTTGGGGTTAAACGATTGTCTAACACCATCCACGTACAGGTCACAGTCATAAGAATATGACAGGTAAAACCGCGATGAGCGGTTATACGGTTCACTCATACCTACTCCTACTAGTGATTTATGAGCCTCTGGAGGACTGCCGGGTACTACCCGAACGCGACTTATCCAGATAGCGAGAGGGCCTTATTAGGAAATAAGGCTACCGCCTAAACGCATTACTGCGCATGGCAACGCCAAGGGCTAACGCCTAAAGGCTGAGAGCTCCCGAAAG